ACAAGCAAAAACCCGTGGCCGAAGCCGAGGCCCTCGTCGGCATCGAACCGCTGAGCGACGTCAAGTACGCCCGCGAGGCCGTCGCCGACGCCATCGCCGTCGCCATCGCAGGCGCAAACCTGTGGCGTGAGAATTTGCTGAAGAAGCAAAACGCCGAGAGCGAACAAAACGCCGTCTCTAAGCGCGCGACATAGTCGCTGGTGTGATCGGACCTATGGAGCCCAAAACGCCCGGAGAATTTTCTATGACCGACGTAACCCGCACAGAAATTCGGAACAAGTGGCCCAACCTCACTCGCGACCTGCACAAGTCACGCAAGGCGGCCATCACGCTCTTTTGCATCGAGTGCATGGGCGGCAACCGTGCCGAGGTGGCCCGGTGTACGGCCACCGAGTGCCCGTTGTACCGCTGGCGCCCCGGAGCGGCTCGAAATGGCCAGGCCTGAGCGCGTCCCCGACATCCTGCCGTTGAACGAGGTGTACCTCGACGGTGAGTCGATGTACGAGGACATCGCAGAGTACGCCGGCAGTCGCCGCCTGCTCCACATGGCGCAAGCTGTCGGCGTCAACAGGGACACCCTCCGGCGCTTGCGGGCGCGCGAGAATGCGTCCATGCAGGTCGAAACGTACGCACGCATTTGCGCGGTGATCGGCCGCCCGTACGGTAGTTGGCTAAAATGTCGAGCAAACGACAAAGCCTAAGCCACCTCGATCGCGTATCTGTTCTCGTGAGGCAGACCTCACGCGGGTGGTATGACGAGTGTGGCCGATCGGCGGCAAGTCCGAGAACTTACCGAAGAAGAGCGACGGCGGGCAGAGTGGATGCTCGCCGACGGTCTACGTCCTGAGGTTGTCGCCCACAAGCTCAACTGCAACGTTCGCAGTCTCAACGGCCTGCTCGACTCTCCACTTTGCCGGGACATCGACCCGCGAGAACTACGAGAGCTCGGCCTCCGAAACGCCTACGTACTCTACCAGCGAAGCCGTGCACGCCTCGAGCGGCTGGAGCGAGCGATGCCCGAAGGCGACGACGAGGCCCGCGAGCACAGCGCCTACTGGAACGCCATGGCCGCCCTCGACGCTCGCGCCCGCGAAAGCCTCCGCGTGCTCCAGGACGCTATTGAGGCCATCGACAAGGCCGGCGGCGGCGACGCTGCCATCCACGGCGGGCTCCATCTTTCCTTCGACGGCGAATTTCGGCCCGACCTCCCACGCACGACCGGGGAGGTGATGGGCCGTGCCGACGACGACGACGAAGACGACGACGACAGCGACGGTTGACGCTCTGAACGGCCTCATGCCGCACCAGCAGCGGTTCATCCACGGCGCTTTTTCGCCGGGGACCGAAAACATCGCCCTGATCGGCGGCTACGGCTGCGGCAAGACGGTAGCGGGCTGTCGGCTGGCCATCCTGCTGGCCTACGCAAACCCCGGTTTGCCGATCCTGTACACCTGCCTGGACTATCCGCTGCTCATCGACGCGATCCTGCCCGTCTTCGAGGGCGAGCTGATCCGCATGGGCCTGGTGCCGGAGGTGCACTACCGCATCGACCACCGGCAGGTGTGCACGTTGTACACGGCGCGCGATCACAACGGCGTGCCCAGCAAGATCCTGTTCCGGCCCGTCGATGGCGCGCGCAACATGCGCAAGATCATTGCGGCGAGTTACGGTGCGGCCGTCAAGGACGAGTCCGGGCTCTACGACGAAGATACGCACCGCAAGATCAACGAGCGCGTGCGTCACGGAGCGGCCTCGGTGCTCGTGAAAGCCGACGTGACGACGCCCGAGGGGCTCGGCCCTTTGTACGACTCGTACGTCGTCGAGCCTCGCAAGCGTGCGGCCACGGCCGGTGTGGACGAGGGGTTGCTTGAAGATGAGCCGAATCGGCTGGTGCGTGGCCGCACCTACGACAACCCGCACCTCGATCCGACCTACGTCGATCGTTTGCGTGCGGCCTACGATGCGCGCCTGGTGGCCGCCTACATCGAGGGCCACTTTGTCCCGATGGGCGAGGGCCTGTGCTTCCGCTTCGAGGACTGGACGCACGTAGAAAAGGGCGCCGACTACGATCCGCACCTCCCGATCAAGCTGGCGTGGGACTTCAACGTCAACCCGATGTCGGTGACGCTGAACCACTGGTACAAGGGCCGGATGTGGACGTTCGACGAGATCGTGCTGGAGACCTCGCACACCGACGAGGCGTGCCAGGCGTTCCTGGACGGCGGCAGCGCGCGGGGCATCGACTACAGCGAGCACATGGGCGGGGTGCACATCTACGGCGACGCCAGCGGGCGCGCCCGTAGCACCAAGGCCCATGTCACCGACTACGACATCATCAAGGACCGCCTCGGCCACATGCCGGGCTACCAGGAGCACTTCCCGACGAGCAACCCGAGCCAGCGCGAGAGCATCAACGAGTTGAACGCGCTCTTGCGCAACGGCGACGGCGACGTCGGCTACCACATCCACCCGATGTGCGTGGAGACGATCAAGAGCTTCCAGAGCACCCGTTACGCCGACGGCAGGCGCGAGATCTACAAGGGCGAAGACGCCTACGAACACCTGACGGACGGGCTGCGGTACCTGGCGCATCAAGTGGCCCCGATCCACGAGTCCTTGCGGCGCGGACGCGCGAAGCGGACGGGAGGCGCCCGTGTACGGTGAGTTCGCACCCGGGATGCAATTCCCTCGGCCGGAGGACAAGGCCCGCCTTGCACGCTACGAGCAGGCACGCACGCTGTTCAACGGCGATCTCGCCAACAGCGAGGCCGCCCGGCGTATCGTGGACAAACTCACGGTGTCGCGCGAGTTCACGCGCTGGCAGGGCTACCACGCCGAGGGTGTGGTGTGGATCAGCTACAACCTGCCGCGCCTGATCGTGCGCAAGTTCGCAGACCTGCAAGTCCTCGACACGCCGATCCTGCTGATCGAGGACGATACGGCGTCGGAGCAGTACACCGAGCGCATCAGCACCGACGTGCCGGATCTGTGGTGGAGGATGCACTACGCAAAGCAAATCCACCGCTCGTTCGGCGACGTGATCCTGACGACGTCTCGTGGCCCGGACAACGGCCCGATCGACCTGCGCGTCGTCGATCCCGCCAAGTGGTTCCCGGTGCTCAACGACAACGATACGCTCGACGTCGAGGCGCACCAGATCGCTTGGACGGAGGACTTCGACGCAGGCAAGTCGTCGGTCACGATGCTGCGCGTGGACGTCTGCTATCCGGATCGCATCGAGCGCCGCGCCTTCAAGCTCAGCGGCCAGCGCCAGGAGTACGACGGCACCCACGAGATCGAGGCCCAGGTGGATCTCGACACGTACTGGCCGGGCCTGCCCGAGGTGGACGAGGACGATCTCGGCGGCCTGATGTCGTGCGTGCACATCGCGAACGATCAGTGGCGGCCGGGGGAGCTCTTCGGCCGGCCCGAGTTCTACGACTCGGCGGGCCTGATCGACGACATCTCGTGGCGCCTGTCGTCCTGGAGTGATGCAAACGATCGCGTGAGCAATGCGCCGGAGATCATCCCCGAGGAGTGGCTGACGCAGACGGAGGACGGGACGGTGATCCCGCCGTCGCAGTACGAACGCCGCTTTGTCGGCCAGCGTGGCCGCACGGCCGACACCGACACGCCGAAGTACATGGAGTACCCGCTCGAGCACGAGACGCTGAAGGAGCAGTTCGAGGCGAGCGTGCAGGCGCTGCTCTACCGCCACGAGATGTCGCCGGCGCTGCTGGGGATGCAGTTCGGGCGCGAGCGCGAGAGCGGCGAGGCGAAGTCGCTGGGCATGGGCACCACCGAGGCGGCGACGCGCCGCGATCTGTTGCAGGCGAAGCCGCACATCGATCGTTTGCTCACCGCTGCGGGCCGTCTGATGGGCCTGCGCGACATCGAGGTGGGCACGCATTGGCGTGTCGGCTTGCCCAGGACGCAGGCGGAGTTGATGCAGGAGCTGGCACAGAAGCGCCGGATGGGCCTCGTGACGCGCCGTGACATGTTGCAGCAGTTGTATCCGTGGCTCGGCCCGGACGCACTCGACGCGAAGCTCGAGGAGCTGGACGCCGAGCGCGAGGCCGAGATGTCGATGGACTTCCAAGATCTACAAGCGCGGCCGGAGTAGCCGTGCTGACCGACGCCGGGTTTGAGCGGGCGATACCAACCCAACGCGGGGGACACGCGCGATGACCGAAGAGACGCCGACGAACGCACCGGAAGAGCAGAGCGAGCAGGCAGAGGGGACGACGCCCGAAACGGTCGATACGCCTGCGGACGATGCGAAGCCGGAGACGCCGATGATCCCGAAGCCTCGTTTCGACGAGATCAACAAGCGCCTGAAGGACGCCGAGAAGGCCAAGGCGGAGTTGGAGCAGTTGAAGCAGGCGCAGGCCGACGAAGAGGCCCGCAAGGCGGGAGACATCGAGAAGCTGATCCAGGAGCGCGACACGCACAAGAGCGAGGCACAGCAGTGGCGAGACTACGCCACGTCCAAGCTCGAGAGCATGTCCGACGGCCTGGACGACGCGGGCAAGGCAATCCTCGACGACTTGGGCGACGAGGTGCCGCTGAGCAAGCGTCTGGCGATCGCGGAGAAGTTGGCGTCCAACAAGAAGTCCGCTGCGGGCTTTGGGACGAGCGGTGGAAAGCAGGCGGCGGACAACGCCGGCCTGATCCCGCCGGAGGCTCGGACCAGCCGAGCAGCTTACGACCATTGGCTGGCGGAGATCACCACCTCGGGCGATCCGGCGCAGATGGCAGTCCTCGTGGACTCCAAGAAGCGCGCACAGCTCGAGGAGGAGGCCCGCCGGCTGTTCGGGTAACGAGGCCGCCGCGCAGGGGCGTGGGGCTCATGGGAGGATGACGACATGGCGCGTGGCGATGCCAATACTACGGCGACCAACGTTGATGGGATTGATGTAGTCCAGACTGCTGCTGGCATTGCGGCCAACAGCTACTTCCAGTCGGCGTTTTTGCAGATCGCCGACAGCCGCAACGGCGAGCGCAAGCGCAACTACGTGATCGAGGGTCCGATGACCTTCGAGGCGCAGGGCAGCGAGGGCGTGGCCAACGAGGAGACGCAGTACGTTCCGCTGAACCACACGGTGACGGCGAGCGTCAACGTTTGCGATGCGGTGCTGACGCAGGAGGCGCTGAAGGACGGCCGCACCAGCGGCAAGAGCCTTCAGGATCAGGTGATCAGCTCGGGCACGCAGGCGTACGTCCAGTTCGCGGACGCCCAGTTTGCGGGTCTGCACACGGCCGTCGAGACGGCGAGCCCGGATCATGTGATCGGCACGAGCAGCTCGGCGCTGTCGGCGGCCCTGATCGACACCGCGATCAACAAGCTGCTCACCAAGGGCCTGAAGACGCCCTACGCGCTGGTCATCAAGACGAGCCTGTTGCCGCAGCTCTTCCAGATCCCGGGGATGCAGGACTACCGCGTGAAGGGCGCCGATGGGCCTGGCGGGATCAGTGACATGATGATTGCGAACAGCCCGCGCGTCGTGGCTGGCTACGGTGGCGTGCTGGACATCTACCACAGCCCGCAGATCGTGACGTCGAGTGGCACGCAGAACCTGATGGTGGCCGTCGGTAACTCGGCGGAGCACCGCTCGCTGGTGAACCCGTGGACGCCGGTCGAGACGGATCGTGGTGTCAGCTCGCAGAAGCTGCTGGTGGATCCGTACTGGAACAGCGCCGAGCGTTCGCTGGACATCAACATGACCACGATCGAGGCGTTCTCGCTGCGCGACTCCGACTCCAGCGCGGACTCCGAGTACGCAGTGAAGATCACGACCAGCCCGGCCAGCTAGGCGGGGCGATGAACCGGGCCGGGCTGCTACGGTGGCCCGGCCCACAGACGACGAGGTGACGACATGGCTTTGAGTGGGGCGCAGGCGACCTTGAAGGCCGCGGCCATCACGTACTTGCAGGCGTGGGAGACGTACATCGACACGCTCAGCGAGGGCGATGACATCCGGGTTTGCGGGCTGGATTTGGGTGATTCGTCGGTGGGCGATCGTCTGCGCACAGCGGACGCCGCCAACGCGACGGCCACCGGCGACAAGGTGGTTGCTTTGCGGCACATCGACGACAACGAGACGGTCTTGCAGGTGCCGAACCCTGGCTGGAGCGTGATCCCGCTGGCGTACTTCGCAACCAACGCGGACAACGACACCGAGGGGGCGTAGGCGATGGCACGAGGTGGCAGCAAGACACGCGGCGGTGGCCCGGTCGAGTACAGCGAGTGGAAGGCGCGCAAGAAGCGCGAGATGGTGGAGTCGGGCGACTACATCTGGATGATCTTGGCGCAGACGGGCGAGCCGGTGGTCGTCGAGAACCGCCCGGAGGCGATCGCGAAGAAGAAGAGCCAGGGCTACCTCGAGGCCGAGGTCGTCGAGGAGACTGTCAAGCGCCCGATCGTGAAGCGACACGAGTCGAGCGCCGAGGCGCCCAAGCGCGGCCCTGGCCGCCCGCGCAAGGTGCAGAGCAAGGACGGTGAGTGATGCGGTACGTGGTCGCCGTGTTGCTGGTGGCGGCGTTGGCGGGCGTGTACGGCACGTCCGTCTCGACGTCCGCCGATGCGGCGTTGGTGGAGACGTTTAGCTCGACGAGCACGGACACGATCAACGCCGGTGCTGCGTTCGGGTACCTGGACGTGGGTGCGTCCGGCGGCAACGTCGGGCTCAAGGTGTTCGGGTATCGGTTCGAGTCGGGCGACGACTCGCTCGTGATCGAGTCGGGCCAGCGGATGAAGATCGACTTGTACAAGGCGGGCACGCGGGCGACGTCGTTCGCCGTGTACCCGGCAAGCGGCGCGACGGCGTCGGGCATCTACTTCTAGGGGTGATTGACGTGCGCAGTCTTGCTGTGGCCCTCGCGCTGTTGGTAATGGCGGTGCCGTCGCGTGCGGCGACCTTCACCTGGCCGGCCGATTTCGCCGCCAGTACATCGCTGAACGATGCGATCGAGGCCTCGGTGTCGTCCGGAGATACCGTGCTGATCGAGGCCGGCGACTACATCTGGGACGACACCACGACGCACCCGTCCGTGCAGGTCGCCGGCGATGGCGTCTCGGGCGGCATGAACGCTCCAGGCGACAACGTGACGATTGCGGCCAAGGATGGGCCTGGAACAGTTTTGTTCCAAAATCGTGCGCCGGGTTTCGCGATCGCTTGGCTCGATCCGAACTCAGAGGCGCCGTCCGGCTGGACCATCGACGGCATCACATTCGAGTCGGACATAAGCTTCGGGATGTTGGTCCGGGTGGACTACCTGGATAGCTGGAGTTTCACCAACTGCACGTTCCAGGCGGGAGCCGAGGGGTGGGGGTCGCG